ATAGGCGATGATCCGGCACGCCCGGGAAACACGGGCGCCCGGCACCTTGGGGCCGGCAGGCAGATTGAAGTGGATCGGCTGGACGACTTCGAGATCGACGATCTGGATTTTCTGAAGCTCGACATCGAGGGCTACGAACTTTTCGCGCTGATGGGCGCAAAAACGACTATTCTACGCTGCAAGCCCTCGATTATCATCGAGGATAAGAACTTCGGCGGGCGCTTTGGCTGCAAGTCCGGTGCTGCGCTACAATTGCTCGAAAGTTGGGGCGCGCGGGAAGTGGAGCGGATTCGCAATGATCACATTTTTGTTTTTTGAACATGACCACGACCGCTGAAACTCTGCTGATCAGCGCGCTCGAGGGCGACGCCGCCGTTCAGACGCACGCCGGCACGCGCATCTACCCGCTGGTGTTGCCGCAGAAACCGACGCTCCCGGCGATTACATTCCAACGGGTGTCAAATGTCCGGGTAAATTCATTCGACGCCGGGGGCGGGATCGACAATCCGCTGTTGCAGGTGGATTCGTGGGCGGCGACCCGCAAGGCCGCGCGCGAGCTTGCGATGGAGATCAAGCGCGTGGTCGAGGCGTCCACAACGCTCAATGCGTGGCTGGTCAGCGACGCGGAATTTTTCGAGGATGATGTTGACCCGAAACTCTACCGAGTAGCGCAGGACTTCAGCACGTGGGTAAAAGAGGTATAGTATCGACGTTTCGCGGTGACATTTTTACAAGGAGCGCATCATGACTTCAGCACTTCATACCAAGCAAATCCTATTTCAGCGCGCGATGGGCGGGAGCCCGGATGTATTCGAGACCGTTGGCGAGGTGACCAGTTTCGACGGGCCGCAGATGAGCGCGCCTTCGATCGATGCGACGAGCTTCGATTCGACTTGGGCCGAAAACCTTGTTGGCATCCCGGACGGCGGGCAGGTAACGCTCGGCTTCAACTGGATTCCGTCCAACGGGCCGCAATCACGCCTGCGCACGGACTTCGCGGCGGGCACGCTGCGCGCCTACCGCATCCAACTGACGGACAATACCGTGATCGCGTTCTCGGCCTACATCACGGCGGTGTCACCATCCGGCGCGGTCAACGACAAGACCAACGGCAGCGCGACCCTGCGGATCACCGGCGTTGTAAGTTAAGCCCATGCGCGACGATCTTTTGCAGGCAATCAAGCCGCGCGAGGAAACGGTCAAACTTGGCGAGCTTACTTTGGTGCTGCGTGAGTTGCAAACGGCATCTGACGTATCGGAGTTCAAGGATGATGGCGATAGGGCATATAAGCTGCTCGTGCTCTGCGCGTTCCATGAGGACGGCACTCCGGCATTTTCCGACGATGATATTCCTGCGCTCAAGGCGGCATCGAAGTCAAGGGTGGGCATGTTGACCGGGCCGCTTATGCGCGTCAACGGTTTCGACATTGAGGAAAATGTAAAAAACTCCGAAGCCGACCCAAGCTCCGGCTGATTTATTTGCTCGCGCTCGAACTCGGCTATGCATCGCCTTCCCGAATGCTCGCCGAGATGCGGCCCTCCGAGCTTGGAATGTGGGAGGCGTTATGGGCAATCGATCCTTGGGGCGGGCAACGGGCGGATGTGGGGCACGCGATGGTAGCGTCAACGGTTGCGGCGGGGCTGCTCAAAAAAACGGGCGGCGGCAATTTCAAGCTGTCGGATTTCATGGCGTATTACGAAGCGCCGCCACTTGATCCGGATGCGTTGAGCGCTAAGATCAAGGCGGCGCTTGGAAAGTAGGCGATGACCATTAAGCTCGATATCCAGATGACCGGCCTCAAAGAGTTCGAGGCGAATCTGAAAATCCTGCGCGATCAATTTCAGGTGCGCACGGGCGGGCTGATCAATCGCAGTCTGATGGCGGGCGCGCGGATCATTCGCGATGAGGCGAAGCGATTAGCGCCACTACTCAAGACTGATGAAAAAATTGCCAGCGTAGGCAAAAGGGGTACGGCGTCTTTCAGAAAAGCCCGGCGCGGAACAAAGTGGCGGACGCGGGGCGCGATTCGAAACGCGATTGTTGCGGCTTATGGCCAGAATAGAGAATTATCTGTCGTTGTGCGCGTTCGCACTCGCGGCTATATTTTTGAGCGAAATAGATTTTGGGGGAACTTCAAGAAATTTAGTAACCCTGCGATATTCGATAATCCAAATTACTGGTGGTTGCTCGAATTCGGAACGTCGAAGATGGCGGCCCGTCCATTTATGCGGCCAGCTTTCGAGAGCAAAAAATTACAAGCTCTTGATGCGTTTACTTTGGAAATGCGCAGGCAGTTGACCGTAGAATTCAAAAAGTTTCGCCAGTATTACCGTCCCGCATTGAAGATGGCCGCATAAGGAAACGATCATGGCCGGTGGAGCATTAGGACAACTCAATATCAAAATGTCTGCCGACGTTGGGCAGGCGATCAGCGACATCGGCAAGGCCGCGACGCAGATCAATCGGCAAATGCAGTCGATTCAGTTGGGCGTCTCGCGCCTTAGCAGCGCATTCCTTGTATTGGGTTCCGGTGCAGGTATCGGCGCATTCATCAAAGGTGCAATCGACACCGGCGACCGCATGAACGATCTGCGCACGCGCACCGGGCTGCTCGGGCAGGAACTCTTGACGCTAGAGGGTGCGGCGGTGCGCGGCGGGACTTCGCTTGAGGCGATCAGCGATGTAACCTCGAAACTCGGTAAGCGTCTCGGCGCGGTTGAGATTGGAACCGGCGAAGCTGCGAACGCATTCGCGGCGATGGGGATATCGGTAACTCGCGCCGGCGGCGGCATGAAAACCATCGGCGAAATTCTGCGCGAGGCTGGCGAGAAATTCAAAGGGTATGAAGATGGCGCGGCGAAGGCAACGCTTGCGACTGCCGCATTCGGCAAAGGCGGCGACAAACTAATTCCGGTGATAGAGGGGATCACCGATGTTGACTCTCGATTCAAGCGGCTCGGCATCACGATCAACGAAGATTTTCTGACGAACGCCGACAAGTTCAAGGACACGATGGACGACATCAAATCTTTGAACGATGTGCTTGCGCGCCAAATCGCGACCGCGTTGCTGCCATACATGCAGCAACTTGCAGACGTGATGGTTACATTGGCGAGCGATACAGAGACGATGGGCGCGAAAGTGCAGGCGATCATCGTTCCGTTAAAGACGATGGCAACTGGCGTTTATGTCGTCGCGCAGGGGTTCACTGCGGCGACTGAGGAAGCTGTCGGTTTCGGTCTCGCACTGGATCGATTGCGCCATTTTGATATAGCAGGCGCAGCCGAAGAAATGTCGAAAGGGATGGCGAGGGCAGCAGCAAGGGACGCGCAAACGATGAAGGTCATTGCTGCATTATGGGGCACTGCGCCGCCTACACAGATTCTAAGCGATGTTGATAATTTCGATTTGATGGGCAAGAAAAAAGCGCCGAAACTGGCAAACCTGAAAGCGCAGGAAGCCGCAGCAAAAGCCGAAGCTGACATGCGCAAGCGCATGCGAGAACTCGACAACTCCGGGTGGGTCAAGCACATCGATACGATGATTCAGGAATACGAAGATGGCCTGCGCGAAATGGCGAAGATCGACGATGCAGCGCGCGCTATTTCGGAAAGAGGGCGCGCGGAAGGCATGCAGGCGTATTTCAAAATCATTGACGATCAGGAAGCTGCTGCCATTGAAGTCGGGGAAGCGATCCTTGCGGCCAGCAAAAAGACGACAGATGAAATGACCGAATTCTGGAAACAGGCTGCGCGCAATATGGAAACCGCGATGAGCGGATTTTTCTTCGATGTGATGCAGGGCAATCTGTCCAACTTGGGCGCATCGTTCAAGCGCACGATCGATCAGATGGTTGCGAACATTCTCGCGGCGAAAGCGGCGACCGCGCTATTCGGGAAAGGATTCGGCGGCGAGGGCGTGGCGCTCGGCGGATTGGTGGGCAAAGCCGCAGGATTTATCAGCGACATATTCGGCGGCGGATTCACTGGCGCGAACGGTGCAGATTTAGCGATGGCGGGCGGTGGCCCGGTGTCCGGCGGCTCAACCTATCTAGTCGGCGAACGCGGGCCGGAATTGTTCACGCCAGCAAGTTCCGGCATGATCACGCCTAATCACGCGCTCGGCGGGGTTAACATCAGCATGGTGATCAACACGCCGAATGCGGACAGCTTCCGCGCCTCACGCGGGCAGATCATCGCGGATATGTCGGTAGCGATGGCTGGCGCGCGGCGTAACCTGTAGGGGCGAGCGAATGGCATTTTACGAAACCCCGCGATTCCCTACCGCGATCAGCTTCGGCTCCGCGGGAGGGCCCGGATACTCGACGGACGTTGTTGTGCTCAACAGCGGCGCGGAATCCCGCAATCAGAACTGGTCGCAGGCTCGGCTCAAGTTTGATCTCGCGCCGGCCGTCAAAACTCAGGCGCTGCTCGATACGCTGATCGCCTACTTTCGCATCATGAAGGGGCGCACGCACGGATTCCGGTTTCAAGACCCTTTCGATTACACCGTGCCGGGCGGCGCGAGCTCGGGCGTATTCGCGGCGATAGGCTCCGACCGCTACCAGATGTATGTGCGCTACACGAACGCGGCCGGGACGGAAGATCGGCTGATCAGTAAGCCCGTGGCGAGCACCATAATCGTCAAAGACCCTTCTGGCACGACGCGCACGCTGACGACCGACTACACGCTGGATTCCACGACCGGCATTGCGACCGCGGTTCTCGCCGGATCGCCCTCGCTGGTGCTCGCGACGTGGACGGGCCAGTTTGACGTGCCGGTGCGCTTCGACACCGACGAACTCAAAATGCGACTCGTGAACCGGGCGGTCTACGATTGGGGTGCGATCCCGGTAGTCGAGATCAGGGTGTAGGGCGTGAAATCCGCGGGCGCACTCGGCACGCACCTGACCGGCGAGGTCACGACCGTCGCGACCTGTTGGAAAGTCACGCGCACGGATGGCGTGGTATTCGGCTTTACAGATCACGACATAAATCTGACCGTCTCTGGCATCGTTTACGCCGCTGCGACCGGATACACACGCAGTGCTATCCAAACGTCTGCTGCGCTCAATGTGGACAATTTGGAGCTTGAGGGTGCCTTCGACTCGGCGGGCATCACTGAGAGCGATCTGAAGGCCGGGCTATGGGATTACGCGACGGTTGAGATATTCCAAGTCAATTGGGCGGATCTGACGCAGGGCACGCTCAAGCTGCGCAAGGGCCAATTGGGCGAGATTAAGGCCGGGCGCTACGCCTTCAATACCGAATTGCGCGGGCTCACCCAGCACTTGCAGCAGTCGGCAGGCAGGCTCTACGGCCCGCAGTGCGATGCTGACTTTGCCGATTCTCTGACAGAAAATCGCTGCAAACTGGTAGCGGCGAGCTACACCTCGAGCGGCACTATCACCAGCGTTGTCAGCAACCGGATTTTCAGCGACGGCGGAAGATCCGAGGCGGCCGGATATTACGACTTCGGCAAGATCACCTTTACGAGTGGACTCAACAACGGGCTGTCGACGGAGATCAAGACCTACGCCGTTAGCGGGGCGGGCAGTCCGACTCTTTTTCTGATCACGCTGCAATTGCCGATGCCCTACACCGTCGCGGTGGGCGATACTTATTCGATCCTCGCCGGGTGCGCGAAAAACGAGGCAGCCTGCAAGGTGTTTGGGAATTTCGTCAACTTCCGCGGTTTCCCGGATGTGCCGGGCAGCGACGTGCTGGTCGGCGGGGGCATCAATGGATAGCGCGGCCATCG